GATCAGTCTTGGCGTTGAAGTCATCGCCCGGCGTCGTGCCGTCCGTCGCCACGGGCGCCTTCTTCGGCGCCCAGAATGGCAATGGCGCGGACTCCTTCGCCGCCACAGTCGTCTTGATGACCGCCGACTTCGCATTATAGTAGGCGTTCGCGTCGTGCGATAGAAAGCACAAACGCGACACGTCCGAACACGCTTTGTCGATGACTAGCCCATGAGTCGAGCTGAACCACTCGCGCACCGTAACGAATGCCGCCTTGTGCGTATCCGCGCACGTCGCTTCGATCTTGACGCCGACCTTCAAACCGCCGGACGGCGAAACGAAAGTAAAGTAAGTGTTTTGATGGTCTTGTATTTCTCCGCGTATCTGATCTAGCTGGTTTGGGTCGTCCAGTTGCGGATTGTCATCAAGATCGATGTCGGCAATCAAGATGCCGCTGTGAGCAATCAATGCCGACGCCGCCCGTTTGCTGAATACGCCCGACGCCGTGACCGCCGGCAGTTGTGCCTTTAGTCGTGATCGCGTGTCTTTATCCGGCGCGCTGCGTATCTGATCGACAAGTTCTTTGCAGCAAGTGCCGCGAATGACGCTAATTAATTGCGACGCGCTTGTTGGTTCGCCCGGCGCCGTAGCTTTTACGCTGTCAAATGTTGAAAATTTATTGCTCATTTGGTTTCTGGTAATTGCTTCAACATTTCGTCGAATTGGCTCAATACGCCCGCCTCGGCGTCGTCCGGGTTGTCAAACGCTTCGACGTAATCGGCGCGCTCTTGTTTGATTCGCTTTGCTTTGTATTCCGGCGCATACCCGTCGCAGTTTAATGCGTCGGCGGCCTCGGATAAGCAAATGCGAGCGTGAAAGGTTTTTGCGTTCATAATACTTTAAAGAAGCGGCACGCCCCGAAAGACGTGCCGCATTTGTTAAGGGTTAAACGAGCGCCAACGTGCCTTGTGCGTTGATGCTTTGCAGGTTGCCGCAAGCTTGATTTGCATACGACTCTTTCAACTCGCTTCCAACGAACTCACGCCCCAGCGATAGCGCACCATATCCTTCCGATCCAATGCCGGTAAATGGCGAGTAAACAAGATCGCCGGGATTGCTCCATAGCTCGATGCCTCGCTCGATAACGTCAAGTTGAAGCGGACAAATGTGCTTTTCGTCGGCATTGTCGCGTGCGCCTTCTTTATTGAGAACTCGACCTTGATCGACCGTCATCCACACCGGCGACGCGACCTCTTGCCACCAGTCAACGCTGTAATCGTCCGGCGACTTAGTTACCGGCACTGCGCTTTCGCCCGGCGCGCGGAATACGAGCAAATAATCCGGCACGCCAACGCGACTTGATGAACTGTCTTTTTTGAGAGTCTTGTAAAGTAGTCCGTGCGCCTTAGTGCGCTGCATCTCTGTAACTGGTGACTTCCAAATGGTAATGCGCGAATGAAAGAGGAATCCATGTTTCCAGAATGCGCGAATGATCTCGCCGGAAAAGTCCTGCAATTGGATGCTGCCATGCTTCCATTTTGTCGAAAGTAGATCGACGCAATGCACTGCGACCTCGCGGCCCGGAATCATGATGCGCTTCATTTCTTCGATCAGATAGTCAAAGTGCTTCATAAACTCATCCATATCTTCGCAGTTTCCCATGTCTTGAGGATCTGCCGAATATGTGAACAAGTCAGCGAATGGCGGCGAAAAGATAGAAAACCCGACTGAGTGGTCTGCAATCTTTTCTCGTGCCACGCGGACGCAATCGCCATGATGCACCGTCCATCCATCGCCGGTATGAGTTGTTACGTCGATCTTCGCGTCGATGGTTTCCTGTTCGCTTGTCTTTAGTTCTGCTGCTGCTTTTTTCATAGATTTTTGCATTGTCTCATGCTGTTTGATTTTACGTTGAATAGATTTGATGATTGCGCCCTCGGTTTCTGCTTGGACGACATAAGCGTTCACTTCTTTAGTTTGCCCGAAACGATATGAGCGTCGCAACGCTTGATAGAAGTCCTCAAATGAATAGCTGAGTCCCACGAATGCGACGTTGTTACAGTGCTGCCAATTCAAACCGAATCCGGCAATGCTTGGCTTTGTGATAATCACGCGAGCTTCGCCATTTGAGAAGTCGGCAAGACGTTTGCGCTTTACGCTCGGTTTATCACTTCCGCGCACCTCGACCGCATCGGGAATGCGTGCTTTTAGCTCATCGGCTTCCAAATTAGTATTGCACCATACGATCCAAGTCTCGGCGGAGTTGTTGACCATATCTGCGACCGCATCGCATCGAGCCGGCGCAGTGAGTCGCATTTCTTTATGCATCGTCGTTGCGCTTAACGTTGCGATCCTGAAAAGGTCGTCGCCGGTTTCTTTGCTTTGATCGACTTCGACGGTGATGTCGGTCATGTTCAACTTCGGCAATATATATCCGGAGTCATCAAATCCTAAATCGGAAGGCATTGAAATGCACGCGGCCCACGATGCGAGCCATTTCCAGAACTCATCCTCGGCATGTTTCTTTAGTCGCCAGTCGCCAGTATTGAACGTGTCATTGATGAAATATGTGCAAAGCATCTGCGCCGGTGTGCAAATGCCGAGAAAATCCGCGTGTTGCCCTAGCTCGGTGTAATCATTGGGCGATGGCGTAGCAGTGCAGCAAAGTCGATACGGCGTATCCTTGAATGCTTGAGTTAGTGCCTTGCGAGTCTTGCCAGTAAAGCTTTTGAGGATCGAGCTTTCATCAAGCACGACGCCAGCGAAGTCGCCGCAATCGAAGTGTTCCAGCTTTTCATAATTGGTGATGTAAATGCCCGGCCCTCCAATCTCGGAGTGGTCAGAAACAACGCTTGCTTGAATGCCAAACTTTACGCCTTCAAGCCTAGTTTGCTCTCCCACTGCCAACGGTGCGAGAATCAACACGCTGCCTCCAGTCTTGCGAAATACCTGCGACGCCCATTCGAGTTGCTGCGCGGTCTTGCCTAATCCGCAATCCTCAAATAGTGCCGCGCGGCCCTTTTGAACTGCCCATTTTAATACGTGCGCTTGCCATTCAAATAGCGGCGCGATGATTGGTAGCGGGTCGAATCCGTGATTTGCGGAGTGCTTGCGCTTTGTCCCGATGAAGTCGTTGTAGTCGTTTATTTTCATAGTTTAATGATTCCGTATTGCTTGGTTCCTTTTGTCTTTTTGATGTAGTTTACGCACGCCGTAAGCGTGCCTCGAAAGCAGGCATTGCCCGCATGATTGATAACTTTATGCGTATAGATCATAGCTCGGTAAATACAATTTCAAGTCGTGGGTTGTCGCGGTCAATTGCAAATCGCACGCCGTCAAAATCCCAGTCGGAATCATCCTGCGAGCTGCAATCAGCCACGCCGTCAAGATACGCCTTGCACATCGCGGCGGCGTTGTCCTTGTCCCGGCGTCGCTTGGTCGGCCAAAAGAAATCCAGCCGATAGCCCGCGAAAGCGCAAATACCGACTTGTTGAAACGTCTCAAGTTTTGCGAGTCGTCGCGCTTGCACTTTGAACCCCGCAACGATACGCCAGTTTAGTCGAGCATTCGGCGAAAGGTTGCGCGATGGAAGCGGCAGTGTGATGGTTTTGCTCATGATTTCTCGGCCTTTAGTTGATTGTATATTTCTGGCATTTCATCGTCCTCAATTAGTTCATGCAGTTTTCGGCAACATCCTGACTCGCCATCAAATTGAACTTCCGCACTTTCGATGTATGCAATAAAATCTGATTGCAACTTCTTCGCCCGCGCAAGCTCGACTCGCATCGTGCCGATTTCCTCAACCAGCGACACGCATTGCTTTGTGAGCTGATCGGACTCGCATTCAAGTTCATTCGCAAACTCGGCCGTGACTAATTTACGCCCGCCGACCTTGACCGGGTAGAGCGCTGCTTGTGTTCTCGTTGCATATTTCATTATTTCTTGATCCTTTCAATTTTGATTTCTTTAGCGTTATATTTGCATCCTTTAGATTCGATAACGGTGACAACCAATCGCGTCGAGCATCCAAGCTTTCGCGCAACATCCTTTAGGCGATAGCCTTGCCCGTTGATTAGCCGGCGCACTTTGACATAGGTCTTGTCATAGTCCCATGTGCGTCTGGCGCGCGTCGGCTTAATGTAAATCCCGAATTTGCCACAATAGTATCGCAGATCGCCGGCGTTGCGTCCGTATTCGGAGCAAACCGTTTTGATCGACTCGCCGTTGTTGACTCGCTCGGCTCCATCCTTGGCAAAGTCAATCGGATCATGCGCCGGCGCGGGTTTCGATTCCGACAACTTAATCCCGCCGCTTAGATGGCCTAATGATTGAAGCTGTTTAAATCCTTTGCGTTTGCATTCGTGTAAAAATTTATTGCGCGCGATGGCCTCGTCAAATTCCTTCGATGTGATTTGCGAATCCATTAGCGCGTTCATTGTTGCGGCGTTTTCTCCGATGCTCATAGTGTTGCGTGTTTGATTAAAATTGATAGCGCGGAAAGTGCGCAGATGATGACTAGTGTTCCCATAATAATAAGATGCCGCAGATTAGCCGCGCGGCGCCGGGTTGGGTGGTTCGTTATGCTTCTTCTAGTATTAAGCCAAAGCACTCGTCGAGTGGTTCGTATAGCCCTGCTTCTGAAAGCTTAGAAAAAGCACCAGTTGCGGCAGTGCGTGAAATCGTGTCGCTGTATACGTTATCGAGATAGAAATCAGACTTATTGATCTCGCCCAATTCTTCGTCAACTGTTTCGGTCGCTTTCACTGCTGCGTTATAAACTGAGCGCGTGAATTTTGGAAGTGCATCAATTGCCTTGTTGAGTTCTGCTTTA